TGTTTAACATAGCCAATGTAATCATTTCTTCTTGCGTCAATGATTCTATTTCGCCCGTTAGAACGTTCTTATGTTTGGTAATCAAATCTAAGTATTGCCGTGCGATTGTACTGCGGTTCTTCGAACCTTTCGGTCTTCCGCTTGGGTTTCTAACTTCGCCTAATTGAGCGGGGATTAAGTTTTCTTCGTTAGCCATTTTTTCTTATTTGTTTCTATATTATTTTAACTTTCAATAGTTGGACTTTCTTTGTATTCGTTTACAACTTTGTTCAATCCGTTTACAACTTCCCTTAAACAACTCCCGCAACTTGTCGGTTGCCTTCTTTGTGAAAAGACACGGTTGTAAATTTTAAGTAGTTCCCTTTGTTCGCTTGGAATTAAAGAGTTAGTATTTAAAACTTTGGTTGTTGTTAAGTAAGTATATTCGTCTTGAGTTAAACACTTTGGTTTTGCGTATGGAAATAACTTATTTAATTTTTCTTTTCGTTCTTCACAACCGCAATCTTCGCCTAATAACCATTTAGCTACTTTTGCTATTCCCGTTTTTTCTAAAACAATTTCTATCGTGTCGCCTAATCCAGTAGGTTCGATAATTGTGTTTTCTTCAATGTCAATCTTTGTTAGTTTTTTCTTTGCCATAATTTCTATTTAATTAGTTCGTAATCTTTGTTTTTATAATCTTGATAGTTTTCTTTTAAGTTTTCTTTGATTCGTGTTTTGCAATATTTCAACGTGTGGAAAATACTCGTAACGCTTATATTAGTTTCCTTGCTTATTTCCCTCATCGACATATCGGAATCTTTATAAAGGTTAAATAACATTTGGTCGTACCAATGCCATTCGTCAACTACGTTTTCAACTTGGTTCAATAAGTAATTATATGATTCGTGTTTTTGTACTTCTGGCGCTTCGTCGGGTAACATCGCTATTGAATCCAAATCAACCTTTTGCATTTTGTTTGCTTTATTAACGTGTTGTAAAAAAGTATTCTTGAGCGCAAACCAAACATAACTTTTGTTTAAGTTTCCGTTGGTAAATAGTTTTTCTTCGTTGCTCCATTTCAATAACATTAAATAAGTTTCTTGGACTATGTCTTCAGCAAAGAAATATTCTCCAAACGAGTTAACTATTTTAACCCATTCTTTGTGATGTTTTACTACTTTGTTAATCCATTCCAATTTTACTTTGTTTAAATATTAATCAAATATATGTTTATTTTTTCAACAAGTAACAAAAAATCTTATCAACAAACTTTTGTTAAATAAAAAACCCCTCGTTAAAGGGGTGTAAACTTATTGTAATTTCAAGCGGTAAATATACTTGTCTAATTTCTTTGCGGTTTCCAAACTTACGTCTTTTCCAGCTAAAAATCGGTCTATATTGTATTGGTGGAATTTTTCCCCTCGACCTTTTATTTCTTTTACAACTTGGTTTCGTGTTCGTGTTTTTAGTGCTTCAATTAAACAAGCTCTTAAATTATAATCGTCTATAAACATCGGTCTAAATTTATTTCGTTGTCGCTTAAAATTTCGTGGAACTTTTCGTTAAACTCTTCAATAAATTTGTATTGCTCGTCTCTTAATTCTCCGTATTTTAAAACACTTCTGATTTCTTCTTTTATTTCAGTTAGTGCAAAATACATTTTCATAGATTTGACGGCGTTGTTAAATTCAAATTCGTCTTCTGGCAAGTTATATTTTAGTGTTGCTTTCATATCAAAAAGGTAAATCGTCTTGTTCGTCTTCGTATTGCTGAACAATATCTTTTCTAAACATTTTGTCCGCTTCTTTAGTTGCAAATTTTTCAGCGCTAAAAGTTTGAACCGCGTTAATTTGCCAACCTTCAATCGTGTTGAAATACTTTATTTCGCCTTGTGGACTTTTCCATTCGCGCCCCCTTAAATTAATACTTACTTCGACTTGTTGCCCTATGTCGTTTTGTGTTATTAAATCCGTTTTGTCTTGTGTAAATTGGATTGTAATATACTGCGGAAACTTTTCGTCCGTTAATAATACAACGTCTTTTGATTTGAATTTTTCGCTTACTTTTCTAAGCGTTCCCACGTTGTGGATTTTACCCGTTACTTTCATTTGTTTTATTTTAAATTGATTACTAATTCGTTATAATATTCTCTGCATTCTTCTATTCGTGTTTTGATATTCTCAATAATAACATCGTCTTTTACTATTTTAAACGTTTTTAAGCGCTTTTCTTTTGGTATATGCCCAAATGTATGTTTAGATTGTACAAACGCTCTTAAATCTAAACTTTCTTCTATTAAACTTGCCTTCCAATGCTCTCGTCTAATTTCGTCTTCTACTATTTGTAAAGGGGTGTCAATTAAACAATAACATAAAAGCGCTTCGGTTTTACCCGTTAGCCATAAATAACCTTGCAATTGGTAAAAATAGTCTTTATTTTTTAGTTCGGTATCGAAAAATGGAAACGTTGTAGCGTCCCAACTTGATTTTACGTCAAGTAAAATTTCGTTCGTGTTTACGTCTGGAGTTCCAGTTATCCAATCGTTTGAATAGTGTTCCTCGTTTTTATAAATGAATCCTAAATCTAAAACGTCGTTACAAAGTGCAATTGATAATTCTTCAACTTCGTTGCCTTTGTCCGTGTAACGTGAACTAAATTCTTTGCGTATTCCGTAAATTTCTTCAACTGCTAATTCTTGTAAGTAAGTTTTAGTTGTTTGACTTAACTTTTCCCCTTTTGTTTTGGGGTTCGTCATTATTTTTCCGATTGAACTACAACGTATTTTCATAATTCAAGGGTTTTTAATTGTTCTGGCGTTAATTCAAACGTCTTTGTAAGTTCGTCCATTGTATAACCGCCTTCGCTTATTGCTTTAATTGCCTTTGCAAGTCTTTTATCGTCAATAGCTACTTTTTTAGTTTCGTTTTTTACTTCGGTTTTAACTTGTTCGCCACCTGCGTCCGTGTCTTTGTCGGTAACTAAACCTAAACAACTTGATAATAAGTACCTTCTTAAGTAGGTACACGCACTCCCAAAAACTTGGAAATCATTCATTCCTTTTAATTGTACGTTTTGTGGAATAGACGTTTTGCTTTCGAGTGTTTCGCCACTTTCAACGTGAAATACAATCGTAATTAAATCCGTGCCGTGAATCAATTGAGTAAACCCTAAGCCGTGTTTTTTTAGTAGCGGGTTAATTACTTCAAAGATTTTTGGCAAGTCTGCGTAGGTGTAGCCAAAGCCTTGTGTACCTTTGTGGATCGTCGGAACTTCTTGTTGAAATTCTGCTAAACTTTTAAATAAGTGTTTCATTGGTTTTTTTTTATTGGTTAGTATTAATTGTTTGTTTTTATTATGCTTTGTTTAATTGCTCCCAAGTAATGAATTTGCTTTTGCTTCCAAAAAATGTTTTAATCATTTTGCAATCGTTTAAATTTGTTTTACCCATTTCTAATACTCTTTCTTGTCCGTTATCGGATAATAATAACATAAATTGAGTATTGTATTTTGTTTTGTTTCCCTTTGAATCATAAGTAAAAGCAATTGAATCAACAATGTTTTTAACTTGAAATGATTTAATTTTGTCTCCTATTTTCATAACCTTTGTTTTTAATTATACACAAATATAATACTTTATTTTAACATAGCAACTATTTTTTTAATTTATTTTTAATAAATCGCTAATTAAACAAACCCAAGTATCAGTAATAAAAGGTTTTACGTGTCCCATTTCCCCTTGCTTTATTAGTTTTGCTACTAATTTCCAATCTTGTTTATTAATCATTCCTACACAATAAGCGTCGTTTGTTTTTAAATTAATAAACATAAAAGCGTAAAAATCGCAATTTTGTTTTATATTAAAGTTTGGAATATGACAAGTAAAATTCGGTTTGGGTTTGTATTGCATTGACTGGGTTTTTACATCAATTTTAAAATCGTTTAATATAAAATCGTAATCGTATTTTTGTCCGTCTTCAACTTTTACCCCTTTATTTATGTAATAATCCATTAAAACAACTTCTCCAACCGAACCTAAATAAGTCCCTTTTCCTTTACTGATTGAATTTTTTAATTTATCAAATGTGTTTCGGTATTTTGCCTTTTCTAATTGTTCTGGAGTTATTTTAAAATACATTTTAGTTTTTGTTTATATGTTTCTATTATTTCTTTTAATTCGTCCCTTGTAAATTTTCGTGTTTCGTGTGCTTTTTCACTTAGTTCAATTAAACGTTCCGCTCCAATTCTTTTTTGGATTCCAATTTGATAGTTTAATAAGTTTCCGTGTAAATACTGATTGCAATAAACACATTGTCCGTGTACGTTGTCTTCGTTGAATGTAACCGCTTTATGTCCGCTTGAATAGTAATGTCCCGCGTCAAATTTTTGCCCTAACTGAGAACCGCAGGAAATACAACCTTTGTTTCGGTCTCGGTTTCGTATGTAACTATTGAAATAAGTTTGTGCTAATTTTGTAAGTTCCTGAACGGTTTGTAATTTTTCCTTTATTTCGTGTTTTCGTGTTTTCCATTCTTTTTCCTTTTGTGAATTTACCCAAACTTTTATGCAAGGTTCGTCTAAACAATATTTTTGGTTAAATCTTATTGGGGTAAATTCAACCTTGCAATTTTTACATTTTTTCATTTTTCTATAAATTTAAATATGTGTTCTATTATTGGTAAAGTCCATCCGTCCCCCAATAAACTTCCCGCTTTTGCAGTTGTTAAAATATCGCAATAATTATCGGGGAAACCTTGTAAACGGCACATTTCAATTTTATTGATTGTTCTAACAATGCCATTTTTATAAGAAAATAAATTATTATTTGATTTTATTAAACAAGGACTTTTTCCTTTAGTAACCCTCGCCCTTCTTGTTTTACTTTGATAAAAAGATAAATCAATACAATCATTTTCCGAAATTATATCATAACCTTGTTTAGTATTTGTTTTGCATCTTAATTCGTTATTTTCTTCGTAAATCAAAGTAAGAATTCCCGTTGTTTCGCTTCGGTGTTTTAGTGCTTCTTGACTGCCTTGATTATTTCGATGTACTTGCATTTTTAAAGAAACGTGTTTATCAGTATCAACATAAATCATATTTATAAATTCTCTTTTTGCTCGTTTTTTAATACTTTCTTGACTTGAACAAACCCTACTTTCACTTTGTAATAAAGCAAGTGCTTTAATTCTTTCAACTCGTCCGCCCGTTATAATATCTTTAAACATTATTTTTTTATCTTTTGGTTGGGGAATATCCGTAAAAATATCGCCAAACAATCCGTCCTGGTGCGTTCGAATATTACTCCAATAATATCTATCCCTTAATTGAGCAGTAACTAACTTTGAATTTATTCGAACGGGGTAAACTCCCAATGCCCTTGACATTATACCGACATCGTATTTTGGCGCTGAACCAACATTTTCTTGTAAAAATAAAACCTTTGGATTTAAACTTTTTGTATAATTTAAAATTTCAACAAACACGAAAAACAAATTACTTTTACTTCCATTTATACCCGCTCGTTTTCCCGCATTACTTAAATCTTGACAAGGCGAACCACTTAAAACTAAATCAATAGTTTTCCAATCAATATTCCATTCACGCCATTTTGTAACATCGCCTAATTGAATAGTGTCGGGAAAATGAAATTGGGTTAATTCGATTGCGTAAGATTTAATTTCACTTGAATAGTATTTATTAACTTTTATACCTACGTTTTCAAGTGCTTGTCTTCCTGTGTTCATTCCATTAAATAAACTTACTACGTTCATATTATTTTATATTATAATTATATTCGTAATTGTCCCCTTCTTCGCAAGTTTCACAAAATAATTTTATTTTATTTTCACAAGTGTAAAATCCATATTTACATTCGATATCAATATTTTCGTTTTCTTGTGTTATTATTGTTTTTTCCATATTAAAAATTATTAGATTCAATTTCTTTTTCTAATTCCTTAATTCTAAATTTCAACTCTAAATTTAATTGTTCTAAACTATTTGAACTTGAAGAAAATATACGTGCTTGTTTTTCCAAAATTAAAAAAGTTGTTAAGACCTCCGATAATTCGTTTTCAGTTTCAATCATAGAATTTATTAAATCGGTTCTATGTCCGTTTTTTTCTTCGATTTCTTCACGG